TCAAACTCATCCTTAGATAATTCAACACGTTGTTCTTGAACTGCTGGTTGACCACCCTGAACCATACCACTAATGGTATTTACAATATCAGGTCGTGATTCCAACATTTGTCCAATTTGTTCATATTGTTTTAACTTTTGGTTTTCAGCTTGAAGTTTATCTTTTTCTGATTGAAAATACTTAGCTTGAGATTGCCAATCATCAGTAGATTCTTGCTGCTGAGTTGCTTCATCTTGCCCTACATTATCAGTAACTTGACCTTCTTCAAGATTGTTATTTTCTAATGCGTTATCCATTTTACTCTCCTTTTTTTTGCAATCTCTCTTGCTTTTCTTGAGTTTGGCTACGTAAACGTAACTTCTCTGCTTCGAGTTTAACTGCGCTTTCAAGTTTACCAACCGCTAAATTATTAGCTGATTTGGCTTGTGATTCTTGTGATTTTAACTCAGATTTGAATTTCTCAACTTCTGTACGCTTCCTTGCTGAGATTGACTCTCGATGAGCTGTTTGTAAATCACCTTCCAAGTTTTTAACTGCTTCTTGAGCTTGTTGTAATTGTTGTTGTAATTGTTGAACAATATCCATTCTTTGTAAAACACCTTCTTTATCAAATATATCTGTTTTCATTAAAGCTTCTGTTCTATCAATAAGTCCTGCTTGATAAGCTTCCATATAAATTGACCATTCTCCCCATCTATTTGATGGCATAGTTGAATTACCAACTATATTAATATCATATTGTCCAATTGTTAAATCATTTTGCATTTCACTAATTGCTTGAGATTTATCATTATACCAATTAACCATATATTCACTCATATCGTTATTAGGTTGAACTACTCTAAATACTTTCTTATAATCATAATGTTCTTTTGATAAATTATATAAAACTTGACCTAATCTTCTAAGTGAACCTTCAATATCTCTTAATTTTGATTTACTTCTTCTTTGCCCAAAATCTTCAAGCATCATTGTTGCTGAAGATGTTTTTGGAGCAACTTCAGTATTTCCTTGCATCATTTCAAATATACCCATATTTAAATCCATATATTTTTCAACAAGTTGAGGCAATTGCATAACTGAATTAGATAAAGGTTGAGGAGAGGGAAAATGCGGTTCACCAAAAGAAGGGTCATATTCAATAGTTGCATTCGGATTTGCCCAATCTCTTTCAAGTTCTTCAATATCATCTACACTCCCTTGTGGTATAAGTAATTTAAGACCAGAAGATGCTTGAGCATGTGAAGTTATTAATGACATTGTTTTATTTAAAAATCTTTGAAAATCTTTATTCTTTCTAACATCACTCATTGGATATGGAGTATTAGTCCAAATATTAGGAACTGGTACAATTGGATATTTATCCGTATTTAATATATATTCATATAAAACTATTTGACCTAAAGTACATACAAGTTTAATTCTTGTTTGTTGAACCTCTACAACATCAATAAGACCTTGTTCTAATGCTTTGGCTATTTTCTTATCAGATAAGAATTTTTCCATATTTTCAGAATCAAGTATTCTTTCTTCGCCTGATTGTATATCAAGTATTCTATAATAAGGAACTTTAATTTTTGAAAAATGTTCAATTAATTGATATTTCTCAGAACCTTCTCCTGTATCTTTATCTTTAATATAATCAGGAGTAAATGTTCCCATAGTTCTTTTATTAAGAGGTGATGGATAAGTTTCATCTTCACTATATCCTTCGACTAAATCAATAAGCATTTTACCATCTTCTTGTTCTTCAGATAATTGTGGGTATAAATCTAATAATTGAAATTTTGTAAATATAGTAGATAACATCATTCCAGCTGAATCATCAAAATATCTACTTCTAGCATTTGGGTCAACTACGACTCTAAATGGGTCAACATATGTAAATTTAACTTCACCTCTTCCATAATCAGCTTCTCTATCTACATATGCATAAAAATATCCTAATCCAGTTACAGCATAATCATGTATACTTTGTTTAAATACTTCATTACCATCAGATATATTCCATATATATTCAAGTATAGTTTTCCATACATTTGCTAAATCACTATCAGAATCTTCTCTTGGCATAGCTGAGAATTTTGGAGGTTTAGAAGTTATAATTGCTTTAAACTGTTCAATTGCTGAATATAATCTATCAAGAGGTATATTTGATTGATTTCTTGATGCGAGTTCATCAGATTCTGCTTCACTAAAATGATTTCCTAAATAAAAGTCAATATCTTCACGAGCATGGTCTTCCCATTCTTTTCTAGCATCATGCCATCGTTTCCATAATTCCTTAGTATATATTGCTCTTTTATCTGTCTCTATCATAACTCGTAATATATAATAAATTTAATATATAAATCAATACCTTGCTCCCGAAACCCAATTATATGATTTTTTTGGATTTTCCCATTCATCTTTTTTATTTTTAACTTTTTTTATTTTACTTGCTGACTTGCTACCTTTAGCATATTGAGTTGATAACCAAAATGCATCAATAGTATCATCATGACTTCCTTTTGGAAAATCAAGTAATTCTCCAATAAATTCATGCATATCTTTTTTTAAATGTACAGCCCCAGCTTTAAACATAGGTTGTAATCCTTCAAATAATCTATCTTTTTTCTTTTGATTACCATATCCTTTAATTCCCATTTCTATTCCTGGAAGAAATTTTCCTTCTTTTTTACTTCTTTTATGTATATAATCTCTTAACATCTCTTGATATGAAATTGTTTCAATATTTATTCTTTTAATCGGATTGTATCGTTCAGAGATTTTAAATATCTCATCTGCGCAGTCCATGGGTAATACTCTTTGTCTCCAATACTCAATAACATAATAATCATAATCAGCGGTAACGCCAATAACCATAATAACACTATAATCATTTTTAGCACTAAGCGTAGAAGCAGGGTCAACACCCATATAAATATTGACATATTCAATCCTCCCGTCATCTAATTTTATATACCAAGAATTTCTTTCATCATCGAATTTTACATTACCTTTATAGAGATTATCCGTTATATCTTCTTCACTAAAGATTTGGTCTTCAGGAGATTTAGCTTGATTCATATATTCTTGATAAAACTTCGAAGGAGTACCAGAATCTATATAAAATTGCTTTCTCTCTGCTAATTTCTTTAAAGGCCATCTTGAAGGCCATAGCGGAGTACCATCATCAAGTATAGCTTTATATGTTGTTATATCCCAAGAATATTCTTCTCCATTATTCATAGCTTCTTTATGGTTTTTAACAAGACCATTTAAAAATGAATCATAATGTACAATAGTTCCATTGCACCACAAAAACCCACCTTTATCAAAATCAATAGCTGGATATACTGCTGCTGTTACCCAGTTTTTAATTTGAAGCCTAGCCTCAGGAGTTTTAGTGTTTAATTCTGATTCAAAGTCATCAAGTATAATTCCAGTATATCTTGTTGATAATTGCTTTTTACCTCTAAGTCTTTGTGCTGTACCTTTCGCAATAAGCCTACAATTATTCTTCAATACAATTTCGGTTTTAGTCCACTTATCGCCTTCCAAATCACCAAAATAGTAATGAATTGCAGGATTCTCGTATATATGATTTGAAATCCAATTAAGATTATCTGTTGCTTGGTCTTGAGCCTCGCCAACCCAAGCGATAAATTCTGGGCTTTCTTTGTTCGCAAATAAGAACCGATGTAAGACAGCCGTTGCTGCTAAGGTTGACTTTGCGTGGTCACGAGGCAATACAAGAGCCAATTGTTGATTTTCTTTATCTAAAAGCTTTTTTCCTACTATATTATGAAAATTTGGTGTTGCGGATGCTAAAAAATCTTGTGGTGAGAATAACTTCCCAAATACAATAAGGTCTTTATACGCCATTTCAAGAACCTTTTCATTTTGAGATACATTCCCATTAAGATTTAAATTTGCCATTTTAATATTGTTTAGATGTTCTTCCTATATTAGGAGGTTCTCCTCCCATATCATCTCCTACTGAAGATAATAATAAAAATGGTAATAAATTATCAAGATTAGACGCTCCTTCTTTGGTAGCAACCTCACCTCTTCCATAATTAGCATATCTCGGGTCTCTTTGTTCTATTTGTTTTAAAATATTATCAATTGGATTTCTTTGAACTTCTTGATATGGTATTTCTTTAGCTGATTTCACTGCTCTATTACTCATCATATTTTTAAAAAAATCCTCACCTACGCCAAGGTCTTTACCAAATTTTTTAGAAATAGCATCAATATTTGGTTTTTTTAATTGTTTTTTAGAAAAATCTACAATATCTTTTTCAAAAAATGATGGGTCATATGTAGTTTTTGATTTTCCTCCTCCAACAATTCCTTGACGAATTGGTTGTGATGGAATCATCTTACCACCTTTAATTTTACCCTTGAGAGCAAGCATCAATTGTCTTAAACCTTTACCTCCACCTCCACCAACAGTTCCCATAACAATATTCATTAAATCTTTTTGCAAATTATTATCAATAAGAGAATCTATCTCATCATGAGCTTTAGGTTCTTCTTCGATTTCCATACCATATGGCAATCCACCTTGTCCAATTAATTCATCAATAAATGCCATCTTAATCCTTTCTTAATTCAAAATGAGGAAAATCATCAAATCGATTATCCTTTACATTAAAGTTCATATTCCAGTCCCCTCCCCATCTAAGTCTAATATCCATCCCACGAGCCACACCCATAACAAAACCAGCAAACAAAGTTTGTCGCTCTCTGTCATTCCAATCGACTGGATAGGGAGTAACATCAACAGCATTGCTAGGGTTAGAATTATGACGCCCAACGGGATATTTAACTTTTGTTTTTCCTTCTTCAAAGAGTTTATTTTGTCTTTCCTCACTCCTATGACCTTCCAAAACAGAGCAGTCAACATATTTAATGACTTCGTTAAATACTTTTTGTAATTTTTTATCACAAGTAGCCAACCTTTCTCTTGATTTTCTACCAAATTTGTACATTGCTTTTCCAATCTGCAATATTTGAAAAACTAGCCACAAATGAAGAAGGATACAGAGCATAACTAACTACATAAGGGGATGTGAGGGGTATTTCATACTTCTTATCTGTGGCTATATATTTGTAAATTATTTCCATTATTGATTAAGATGAGTTGTAAGACTTCTTGTTGATGCATCAGTTGAAGTAAAACCCATATTTTTAATTAATTGTTCTTTTAATTTTGTAAGTTCTTTAAGACTATCAACCTCTCCCATAACGGATTTACTTAAAGCATCTGCTAAACTATCATCTAACATTTTATCTCCTATTTAATTAAGTACTACTAATTATTTTTTATATTTACGATTATCCCAAGTAAATGTTGAACCTTTTTTAGCCCCAGCATAAGCTTTTCTAAAAGATTTAGCTGCTGCACTTTCCTTACCATAAGATGCATAAGCTCCACCTTTAGTAACTTTAACTGACTTAGCTCCAGCTCTTATTTTACCTGTAGGTTTTAAATCTTTGCTTTCTTTGTAAGATTTTGCTGTATGTGTAACCTCAGCACCTTTCTTTTCAAGTTTAGATATTTTTCTTAAATTTCTTCTTGACTGTCTTCTTTCTTTACCAGCAGCAGAAAAAAAACCAGTTCGTTTTCTTGCATCTTTTACTTCCATGTTATCTCCTATTTAATTATTTATGCTTTTCCAGCGTCGAAATCTTCGCCGTAAATATACATAATATTATCCTTATTATCAAATTCCGATTTACATTTAGGACATTGCCACCCAATAATCTCATGGTCAGACGTATTTACATCAAATAAACCAACTCTTTTAGAATAATGTTGATTATGATATAAATCTTTATCACAAATAGGACAAGGGTCTTTAATCCTCGTCTTTTTCCTTATGTGCGATGAGCTTGCTTTCGCTTTTTCCACCTAATGCCTCCATTTGTTCTGGTGTAAACCCTTGAAATACTGTTAATTGCTCTTGTTTTCTCTCTGTATCGAATAATCCAGACATTTTAGCAAGAGCCTCTAGAGAACGTAGCTTATCAGTATCTCTATCTGATAGTTCCGCAATGTCTTTATACTTTCCAACAATCCATTCAGGTGAAATACCCTCATCAGCAAGTATTTTCTTGATTTCTTCTTTAACCATTGTTCTTACTTCCTCTTTATTTAATAAAATGCTAGATTTTTCTTGTATATACTTTTCACTTTTTGCTTTTGGATATGCTTTTTTGTATGCTTCAACTGTTTCTTCTCCTGCTGCAACATATCTAGCAAATAAAAATTCACGACTTTTAAGTTTTCTTTTCTTTGCTCTATCATAAGTGGAGTTATAATTACCAGAAAATGTGAATATGTTCTCCGCAACTCCATGTTCTCCTAATATTTGATGTGTCTTCTGCTCAACAATGAAAGAACCACATACAGTTAAAACAACACTTCTTGGCTTTTTATAGCCAGGATGTTTAATGCCACTACGTTTAATGATTTGAAGAACATGCATGTCATCAGTGAATACCCAGTCCCCAGTTGAACCCTCACGCCAGTTGCCAATAATCTTTTCATCAGGATTGAATGCACGAAATTCAATATCATCATCGTATAAATAATTCTCTACGCCTTTTATAACTTTAATATCCATAAAATAATATAAAAAATATTTTCCTAAAAAAAAAGTCTTGCAGAATTCATTTATTTGATTATATTAATTCTATATAATAGAGAACTATATAATATAGAACTTCTCTAGAGATAATCCCTATTAGAAAGAAAAATTAATAATAAAAAGAAAAACACTTTTTAATTACAAAAGAAAGTTGTTACATAATTTGAAAAATAGAGTTAGAATGGGTGTGAGTGTTATTTTATCGTGCAACCCCCCGTCAAAAGTCTTCTAGGGGGTTAGAATTAGGTTGAAAATTGGATTACAATCAATATTATAATTATTAATTTAATTTGATAACTTTTAAAGATAAGGAACACAAACAAAAACGCCCCAACAAGTGGGGCGCTATTGTAAACAATCGGCAATTTATTTATTATTGTTTAATCATCGCAACAAGCTTGAACAAATCTATGTTTATCAAAGTTATTATTATCACATACAAATATATAACTCAAATCATTTATTAAACTTGCTTTGTTTATAGATGTTTTATTATCTATTGTATTTGTATTTTCTTTAATTGCTTTCGCTATCATCTCATAATACTTTCTACTAAGCATAACAACCCCCTTTAATTAGTTAAGTTAATATGTTTGTTAATTAGTTCTTTTAGTTCTTTTATTTCTTTTTTTAATGCTTTAATATCTTTATAATTATCAAATATTTCTTCTTTATATCCTATATAATTATAAGCAACCCACTCTAAAACATTTTCTAACATTTTATAACATTTAGTATATATTTTATTTAACATTGCAATTAATCCCCCATTATTATTTATTATTGATAATCCTATTTTATACCTATTTATTTTATTATTCATTTTTATGCTCTCCCTATGCTATTTTTAAGAGTTATTTTTATTTCGATAGTATTTTCTTTATGTAATATAATAACGTCATAATTGTCGTTTATTCTACTTAAATAACTATCAACAATAGTTTTATTAACTTGTTCATACTTCGACTTACTTATTATTATTTTTTTTGTATCAGCTTTTAAAATACTCATTTTTTTACCTCATTTATTTTGTTTTTGTGTCATGTGATACATATTAAGTATAATATCTATAATAAACAATATATTTATATCTTGTATTATATCTTTTTATATGTATATTTGATGGCGCACTCGTGCGTGGCTTTTTGAAATAATGTTAATAATAAAAGTAAATGAAAGGTATTTTGCTATGAAAAAAACAACAAACAATACTACTGAAAACATAACAAAACGTGTTGATTTACAAAACTTGTTAGGCATTGAGAAAACACAAGTTGTAAAAGAAAATAAACAACTAAGTGAAAAGGCTCAACTAATGAAAGATGTAAACACCGAAATTCATAAACTACTTGTTACTAAATATGGAGAATATTACAAAGATATTTCTACCGATATTGTAGTAAAGCAAAAAGACGGCAAATACAATATTAAATCAGTAAGAGGATATTTTTTATTGTTTCCTAAAAAAGTAACACTTAACACAAAAGAAGGTAAAAAAGCAAATTATGATGGTTTTTCAATTTGCAAACCTACTTTATATGTTAAAGGTGGCTCTAGTTACGAGTGTTTAGATTTTACTGAACAAGGTAAAACAACATTCAATGACTAATTAACAATAACACAACATAAAAACACTAAGCCCTTATCAATTAATTTTGGTAAGGGTTTTTTGTTATATGTCAATTCGAGGTACTGAAATATGAAATTGAATATTAATGAAAAGAAGTATAATGTAAAGAAAAGGCAAGTCGATACTGATTCATATGATTTGATTGTTACACCAAAGAAAAGGACTTGCTTTGCGTGTAAGAAGGGTTTTGATTCAGTTGGTAATGAAACACTTGCTTGGTATGATGATGAAGGTTTTTATAGAATAAAGTATTTCTGTAATAAAGATTACAGACTTGCAAGAATGTTATTAATTGAAGCAAAAAGGAAAGCATTTGATTAATTGAGAGCCAATAACTGGTCCTGTAAGTCCTAGCTATATATTGTAAGACCTGCGCAATGCGGTGGCTGTATATACTATAGGCAAAGGAATATGTGAGGCTCTCAGTTAATCGTAAAAGAAAAGAAAAGGAAAGGAAAAGGAAATGGAATGGAACAGTAATCCAACATGGCAGGAAGCATTAAATGAACTAACTGATAAAGAAGTTGATGATGCATTATTTAAAAGAAAAAAGTATCAATTTCTGAAATATCCAGTAATAAAACTGAATAAAGAAATGTCTTACAGGTGTGTTGAAGTAGAAATTTATGGAAGTGAGCCCAGAGTAAATTACTTGCTTCAGTGTAAATGGTGGCAAGATGATGAATGGGTTGATGTAACTGATTTGACTGAACTGAAGATATGGGAACACGCTGAACTTGTTAATGCGTTACATAAGCATTATCCTGATTATCCAATTGACCATCTTGAAGGGAGGTTTGTGTAATGAACAAGATAACTAGGACAGTAGAAATATCAGATGAAATGATTGAAGATATACTCTGCTCTGCATTTGAAGGTGGCATAACATATTGGGCAGAAAATATTAGCTGTAAAGATAATGATGATATGAAGAAGGTTGGTGGCTGGAAACACGAGTATTTAACAAAAACAAAGAAAAAAGATGCTGTAATGTTTATACACGATGCTTATGATGGCGACAAACACCCAATAACAAAGAAATCTATCATTGATGCATTACAGAAGATGGATAATCCTAAATATCAATATACAAAAGCATTAAACAGAATATTGATTGGACAATCAGATGCTGATGATGCAGATATAGTAGTACAAACTGCTTGCTTTGGGGAGGTGGTCTATGGATAATGACTATTTATATCACTGCAAAGGCTGTGAGAAGCCTGATAAAGAATATCCTAACAAAGATATTAAATGTGATGAATGTAAAGGAACAGGTGGAGATTGCTGGAAATGTGAGGGATATGGTGAGTATTTACCAAGAACATCAGTAAAGTATCATATGTGGTCAAGAAATGATGCTTATGGTATATATACAGGATTATACTGTGATAAATGTTATGATGACCCACATAAATATACTTACAGAAAAGATGAATACTATGACCCAGCTTATGCTGGAGAAAATATGGAACCAGATGAATAAAATAAACAAAGGAGAACACAATGAAAACAAATGACATAAAAAAAGGCACAAACATAAGAACAAAACAGCTTGGTGTGTCTGTTAGTGGAGTAATGATGGATAGTTTGAAGGGTAACACACGATTAATCAAAACATTCGGCTCTGAAATAGGTATGTTTGATGAAGTTGGTAGTGTATATGCAACAGATATAGTAATGGCTGAGAATAGTGAAGGTATATGGGAAGATGTTGAATATACTGATAAACAAGTACAATCAATAAAAATGAGAGAACAGTTTGGATTTTAAACAACATAAAGGAGAATGAAATGTCACAGATTAATAGAAATGATGAGTTATTAGCAAATATAACTGATAACATAAGGAAAATAGACAATGTAAATGATTTAAGATTATTGTCAAAGGAAATAAAAGAGCAAAGAAATTACATTGGAAGAACAATAGGTAATCAGTTGCAGAGAGGAGATAAGGTAAGAGTTAATAGTGGAACAGGCATTGAATATGGAGAGGTAATAAAAGTCAATAGAACAAGAGCAGTTGTAAATATTGATGATAGACAATGGAATGTTCCATTTTCAATGATAACAAAGGAGATATAAATGAGTAAAAAAGAAGATTACAGTATATCATCATTGATTATTGATGCCTGTAATACATACGATGAAGAAATAGAGCATTATGATGATGAAAATGATGCAATACACGAGATAGCAGATGGTGCTGTGCCTATATATTACTATGATATTGGTCGTTATGCAGCAAGTGAAAGTTGGCTTATGACAGAAATACCTGAAATTAATCCAAATGGTAATGCACACGACCAAATACAGGCAAATATATATCAAGCAGTCTGTGAAGGATTATATGAACATATAGCAGAAAAGGAGAAAGAAGATGAATAAACACGATATAGAGAAAATAGTAAGATGGGCAGTTGATTCTGATTTACAACAATTTTCAGAAGATGCTTATGGAATAACAGGGAGTGCGTTTGATAGGATGAATCAAGGAGATGACTATCTTGTAGGAAAATTTAAACAGATGCAATCAAACTTTATTATGTGGATTGCAGGGTTAAGCGATATAAACAGAGGTCGGTTAATCCGAGCAATAAACAAACAAAAAACACTTAACGATGTATTAAATAAAACAAAAGGAGAATAAGATGGAAATAACAAAAGAACAATGGGATGAATACAGAGATGTACAAGATAGTGGTATGTATAATATGTATGACCCAAATGCAAGAGCAATGACTGATTTGTCAAAACAGGAGTGGATTCATATAATGGAGAACTACTCAGAACTTAAAACAAAACACGAAGGAGAACAAGATGATAACAAGTAAATATGTAAAAACAGGAGAAACAAAGAAATACTCAACATTTATATCACCAGCTCATCAGAGAGATATAAAGAACAGCAGTATTAAGTCCATAATGGAGAGTATGAAAGAACATGGAATAATATCAGCTGTTTCTGTGAGAAAATCATTAAAACATAGGGGTAAACTTGAGGTATTTGATGGTCAGCACACAGTTGAGGCCTGCAAGAGATTAAGTCTTCCAGTTATATACTGTGAATTTACAGATATAAGTAATAAGGCTATGATTTCACTTAATGGTTCATCTAAAAAATGGCCGATGAAAGCCTATCTTAAGTTTGGAGTAACAGATGGTATTAAGGATTACATCTTTCTTGATAGAATATACAGAAAAGAAAGATTACCATTAACTGCTCTTATAATGATGTATGGTGGAGCTTATGGAAACAAATCATTTAAAGACTTAAAATGGAGAGGTCTTACTATTCCTAGAGGCAACACAATACTGGAATACATAAAAGAGATTGAAACTACATTCAATATCAAACACGTTAGATTTGCAAGATTCATATGGGGATTTGGTAAAGTAATTGATTCAGGTAAATATGACCACGATAGAATGATATATCAACTAGGTAAATGCTCAAGTATGCTAACAAAACAAGCAAATCCAGAGGGTTATACAGCAAATATTGAAATGGTATACAACTATGGGGTATCAAAAGAAAACAGAGTACAATTCACACAAAAATAAGGAGAAATAAAATGGGAATGGATGTATATGGAAAAAATCCAAAACAGAATAAAACAAGAGATGAATTTCCTGTGTTTGATAGATTCAAAAAAATGGAAGAAGCTGATAAATTCGAACAAAAATGGAAAGAACTTGAAGATGAAAAACTAAGTGAACAGTATATTAATGAAATGGAAGCCTATGAGAACTCAAATCCAGGGTATTATTTCAGAAATAGCTGTTGGGGGTGGCGACCACTATGGAACTATTGCTATACAATCGCAGATGACATAATAACTGAAGAGGTATTTAACAGTGGTCATCATAATAACAGAGCAGGACTAAATGATAAAGATGCAAAGCTACTTGGGAATAGATTGATGGAGCATATTGCTGATGGTAGAACGATTGAATATCAAGCTGAATATGAACAATACTTAAATGACCTTCCTGATGATGATTGTATTATGTGTAAGGGCAACAATAGAGGTAATAGGAAAAGGAAAGACTGTAAAAGTTGCAATGGTACAGGCAAAGGAACTAACTTTAACAAATCATATCCATTTGATGTAGAAAATGTTGAAGAATTTGCATTGTTCTGTATTGAAAGTGGAGGGTTTGAGATATGCTAAAACTAACAAAACAAATGAAAGCTGATATAAGAAAACTGAGAGAACAAGACATAATAGTATGTGATTCTTGTGGCTTAGATGATATGGCTGAAAAAATATGGGTTGATGTTAACAGCTATATATCAATCGATGGAGAATCATACTATAAATATGATGAAGCCACAGACGGAAGTACACCTCAGTATTGGTGTAATGAATGCGATGAAGAGGCATCGCCTGTTCATATATCAGAATATAAAGGAGATAAAGATGCCGAACAGAAAAGCTAAAGAACGTAAGATGGAACGTAAACAAAGACACGAAGCGATTAAACGCTGGAAACGTGAACAAAAGAAACTGAAAAAGGAGAAAAAATGAAATTTAATTTAGATAAATTTACAAAAGTATTCAGAGATTTAGGATTACTACAAAGAGCTGGAATAAGTGGTAAGAAAATAAAGAATATACTTAAATCAAAATACAGAAAGGATAAGAAATGAGCAAATTATTTAATATAATGCAGGATTTTCTTGATGATGGTGGAACAGAGCTTGGTTATTCACATTATGATATGCCTAACCTTGCTGATATAAGTTCGATACTTGAAAACTCTGTTAAAGTATGGGAATATCACGGAATGTCAGAAAGAGAATATTATACAACTGGAAAGGATGGAATCTAATGATTGGATGGATTGCAACAGCTGTATTGATATTGTTGATTATTGAAATTGTTAACGAAAAAAGATAAATATAAACAGAAAGGAGTTTTAATGGATATTGTGCGTGAATTGTTAAGTAATATGGATGATGATACAAAGAATAGTATTTATTTGCGTGAAATTGCGCTTTTAATGGGAGAAATAGATGCGCTTAAGGGTACAATAAGGGTTAAAGAAGAACTCTTGAAAAACTACGAAAAACAAATAGGAGATAAAAAATGACAAATACGAGAGAAGAAATATTAGCTGAAATAAATGCGCTGAAAATAATGGTTTTTGATTTATGGGAAACACATTATGGAGAGGTCGAAACAGATACATATGACGCATTCAAGAAAAATATAATAAAAAAGATGAAAAATAATTAACAAGATATGTATATTTATGTTTATATTACATATACATACCGAGAGATAATAGAAGGGAGTTATTAATGAGTGATAAGACTACATATATTATAAAAGATATAGATAGAAATACGTGGATGAAGTTCAGAGCTAAGTGTTTGACAAATGGATACAGTTCTGCAGCTGTTGTGCTGCGAGATTTAATTAAAAAATACTCAAAAGGAACAATTGAGTGATTAAAGTACACAGTCCGATAGATATTGAGGGAATTTACAACGACTACCTTGATGAAAAACAAGAACAAAATAGAATAAACAGATATGAAGGTAATGAGCATTGGTATCATGCCTCTGGAGCAGGTTCTTGTTCAAGGAAATTGTATTTTGAATCAGTAGAAAAAGTACAGCCAACCAATTTATTTGATGAAAGAACAAAAAGACTGTTAAGTTTAGGTAATTTGGTACATGAAGACATACAAAATTCTCTTACGCACACACGTAATAGAGAACTCTATAATAGAGATAATAATAAAGATTCTCTATTAGAAAAAGAAATTAAAAATAAAGAAAAAGGAACTGAGTTTTTAGTTGAAGGTGAGGTTAAAATAGAGGAATTGAATGTCAGAGGTTTTTATGATATAGTTGCAAAACAAGGTGTACGTGAGCAACAAGAAGTTTATTTATATGATATTAAAACTTGTGGTGGCTGGTCATGGAAAATGAAATTTGGTAGAAATAAAAAGATTAATACAAGCATACATTATGAGTTACAGTTAGGTACTTATGGATATGCTATACAAAAACAATTCGGTCAGTTAGATGGTATGTATCTTTATTATTACAATAAAGATGATTCAAAAATGAGAGCTGTACAAGTTCCATTGACATATGTATCAAGAGCATATCTTTTTTGGCGGAATATAAACGATGAACATAAACAAGGATTACCTGAGTTTAGAACTGGAATATCGCCAGTCCAAAAATGGCAGTGCAACTATTGTCAGTTTTTAGACCATTGTAATCCACCAAGATAGGAGAGTAAAATGAGCAATACAAAAAACAGCACATTCATGAAACTCTTCAAGACAGATGTAAGTAAATATACTGAGAAAAAGGGAAAGTTTAATTACTTGTCTTGGGCATATGCGGTAGCAGAGCTTAAAAAGGCTTGTCCTACTGCAAGATGGGGAGTAACGAAAGCGGAGGATGGTTCTCCATTCTTCAAAACAGAGTGTGGTTACTTTGTAGATGTATGGGTTGAGGTTGATGGTGTATCACTATCACAGATTCATCCTGTACTCGATAATCGTAATGATGCGATTGAAAAACCAAATGCGTTTCAAATCAATACGAGCTTACAGAGAGCTTTAGCAAAAGCAATAGCATTACATGGTTTGGGGTTATACATCTTTGCTGGTGAAGACCTTCCAGAACCTGATGCTTTAACTTCAGCTGAAGAAGATAATCTTTATGATTTAGCAAAACCTTTAGGTAAAAAGTTTGTTGATGATTTAAAGAATAAAGCTAAGAGTATGGATTTAAATGCACATAACTATGAAGCTGTTATAGAAAAAGTACAAAACATGATAAAAGAGAAAGGAGACAAATAATGGCAGACGTAAATGATATGTTTAATGAGGTAACAAAAGAACAGAGCTTTTACACAAAATCAAAGAAAAAGCAATTTACTCCATATGGAAAAGGTGAATACTTTGGACATATAATTGATGTAGATTCTAAAGTTCTTGATGTTAAAGGGGGGCAGTACAAAGCGAGGCTATATACATATACAGTAGAGGTAGCTCCTGAGAACAAAAGTAAGAGTTTTCAGTATGAAGGTATTGATGGTAAGCCTGTTGATACTAAAGGCGATGTATATGTTGGTGGTAAATTCAAAGGAAAACTTTGGAGGTTTTTAGAACCATCTAAAGATGATGATTTTGAATCTAATGCTAATGGTAACACAGGATACTTAAAATTCTGTGAAACTATTGGTGTTGAATGTCCTACTGAAACAAGAACAATAGATGGTGAAGACGTTGAGGTTCAGCTTCTTCCAAATCTTACTTCTGATGTGATGCTTGGGCAACCTATTGTCGCTTTTGTTGATAAAGGTAGACCATTTACAAACAAAGAAGGAAGAGAAGTATTCTTCTGGGATTGTAAGTTCTGTAAAAAATGGACAGGTGGAAAGAAGAAGAAAATAAGCACAAAAGGTGGCGATTTACCATTTTAAGTGTGTCGGAAAGTGTGGATGCAGAGGTATTTGTAATGTCAAATAGTTTAGAGATACCTTTGTATCCATACAGAAATATATTAATATGAAAAAAAATAAAAAACCAACAGAAAGAGATACAATAGATGTTTTAGTAGAAACTCTTGAACGTGCTAATGTTGATTATGTTCAATGTTTTGATAACATGCTTGATAAAAAAACCTGCAAAGAATATATAAAGAAATTTAATGAAATCAATGAAAAAGGTCTTTGTGCTGAGGGGAGAACAGTACTTGAGTATAATAAGGATAAAAAAACAAGCTATGATTATGCGCTTCATCCAGGAGATGCGGATAGTGAGCTTGTAGAAATACATAATCATGTTTATAATATTGTAGGAACGTGTGTATATTCATATCTACTTAATATTGGACAAATGGGATTAATATTCACAGGATTAACTTTAGATACATTGAAAGATAATGTTCCTGCTGAGCATATTCCTGATATCCCTAAAAGTATTGGACTTGAATCTATGTGGTTCAGAAAGTATCCCAAAAACATTGGAGGTTATCACATGCCTCATTCTGATAATGATTCATCTAAGGGTGATGCAAGGATGTTGGCAGTTGTTGTTTATCTTAATGATATTAAATATGGTGGGGAAACAGTTTTTCCTATTTTAAATAGGAACGTAAAACCTAAAGCTGGAAGAATTGCAATATTTCCATCGTATTTTACACATATACACTATGGCGCAAGAACAAGGTCTGATAGATATGTTTTTGTTTGTCATATTGATAAAATTAATGAAACAAAAGAGGAGGAAGAAAATGGGTAGAGCGATAGGTATGGAAAAAGATATTTATGCACTAAAGATGAAGGTTGAAAAACTTGAAAATACTGTTAGAGGCATGGTATCAAAGCTTGATAGTCTAGATGAAAAATCAAGTAAGACAATAGAAGTTAATTTAACTGAAGATGTTGGGGCGCTTGATGCAGAAGAAATTGGCTCAACAATGACACTTGATGCAAAAACATGCAAAATGGAGAAAGTTGATGAAAAAGAAAAAACCAACGATAAAAGAAGTGGTAAAGGTAGTAAACAGTCTGATAGTAAGGCTGGAAAGTCTAGCAAAAAGAACGTATAACATAGAATTTGTTATAGATAGCTATCATGAGTGGAAAGATGAAAAAAAAGAGTTCACAAAATACCTTGATAAAAAGGCTAAAGAACTCTCTAAAAACAGAACTAGCGATAGTGTATCTAGCAAGTGATGATACAAAATTCTTAGATGAATATAAGGCTGTTATTCATGAAAACTATTTAAAGGAAAAAAAAACAACAGACAGGAGATGGAAACAAATGAAAACAAAAATAGCAGAACTTGTGTGTGAAATATTAAAAGAGAAACAATGGGGTATCTTCTTTAAAAATGAGCCAGTACAAGCTTTGCCAGTTCAAGATAATACAACGCTATATAAGGTTAATGAAGTAAAATATGACGAGTTGTTGGATGCGATTGAACATAAAATGGAAAGGACTGTTGAATGGCAAAATTATCAGGCCAAAGAAGAGGAAAGTCAGACAACGAAAGAATCATTGAATGGTACGAAGCAGACCTCGAACAATATAGAGGAATGATTGGAGAATATACTGTTCATAATGTTCTTGTTACTGAAAAATTGATAAAAGAGACTGAAAATAGAATAGAAGTACTTAAAAAAAGAGAAAGAAGGTGGAATGATACTGTTAGGAAACTCTCACGAAAAGATTGATGAAGTATTTCCAAATAGTGTCCAAACAGTTGTAACAAGTCCTCCTTATTGGGGACTCAGAAATTATGATAACGATGAACAGCTAGGTCAAGAGTCATCGCCTGAGATATTTGTCTCAAATCTAATAAAATTATTTAGTAAAATAAAGAAAGTCTTAAGAGACGATGGAACTGTTTGGGTAAACATCGGAGATACATTTTTTGGCCCAAAAGGTGGTCATTACGATAAAAATAGTATAACGCAAGTAGATACTGGAAGTGAATATAGACAAAAAAGAGCAGCACCTCCAAAGCATTCATATTTAAAAAATGGAGACTTATCAGGTGTTCCTTGGATGTTTGCAATAGAAATGCAAAAACAAGGATGGTATTTAAAACAGGATATTATATGGCATAAACCAAATCCAATGCCAGAAGCTGTTAATAATAGATGCTCAAAAGCACATGAATATATATTCTTGTTTACTAAGAGCAAAAAATACTACTTTAATGCTGATGCTATAAGGATAAATAATGTAAGACGTACAAGTGTATGGTCTTTAAATACAGCCTCATGTAAAGAAGCACACTTTGCAGTATTCCCAGAGGAATTACCAGCTATGTGTATCAAAGCTGGAAGTAAAGAAGGAGACACAGTTCTTGACCCATTTATGGGTAGTGGGACAACAGCATTTGTTGCGCAAGAACTAGGAAGAGAATGGATTGGAATCGAACTTAATCCAAAATACGTTGAAATAATAAAGCGAAGAACAGCACAAAATACTCTGTTCTAATAAGGAGACACACTATGGAGTTAAATCTACCATATGATACCGAAACTGAGGATGCAATTCTTGGCGGTGTCATAAGCAATCCTTTAGAGTATGATTCTGTTAGTAAATATATAACAAGTAAAGATGTCTTTTACCAAAATAAGGCACAATTGTTATGGTATAAAATAACAGAAATGAAAAGAGGAAACCAACATATTGACATGTTGACAGTTTGCTCATCTCTAAATGAGAAGGAAACAAATAAAGGACTTACAGCCTATTATATAACTAAATGCACATCAGATTCACCAACAAAAGGTATGTGTGAATTTTATGCAAATCAGATATATGAAAAATATCTTTTAAGAAAGATTATTGTTCAATCTGAAGAAATTAAAGATAAGGCAAAGGGAAATACAAGAGATGTATATGAATCAATAAATGAAGCTCATTCATTATACGGAGAGCTTTTAAATATCAGACCAAGTCAAGTTCAAGATATAGAAGATGTAATATCAGATACACTTATAAGTATTAAAAATCAAACAAGCAAATTAATCAAAACTGGATATGATAATTTGGATAAATATTCAGGTGGTCTAACAAGAGGTGAGATAACAATTATAGGTGGTAGGCCAGGGCATGGTAAGACCACTGTAATGATTAATATGTTATCAAAAGCTTTAGAGCAAGGATATAGGGCGATGTTCTTTAGTAGAGAACTACCTAATTCTGAATTAATGAAAAAGATAATATGTTTAGAATCAGAACAGCTATCTTATTCAATGGTAAGAAAGAATATATTTAGCGACCAAAGTTTACAGCTCGTAAATGAAACCATTGCAAGTATAAGAAAAAAGTATTCAAAAGATAAGTTTTTAATGTTTGATAATCTTAAAGACTTTTCAGCATCATCTGCTGAGGTTAAAAGATTTAAACCCGATATAATATTTGACGACTATATACAGCTTGTATCTTGTGATGGTCATAGGGTTGATAGAAGGCTACAGATAGAAAAGCTTGTTAATGATTATAAGTGGTTAGCAAAGGAAAACGATTGCGTTGTCGTTCTTGCATCTCAATTAAATAGATTTATAGAAAGAAATAATACAAGAGGCAAGGCATATGAGCCACAATTATCAGACTTAGCTGAAAGTGGTGCTATTGAGCAAGTAGCTGAAAATGTATTCTTTTCATATTATGACTATAAAGTACAAGGAGAAGCTGGTAAAGGCAAAAATATTATTACTCTCATTGCATCTAAGGTTAGATATGGCGATTCAGGTCGTTCTGATTTAGGATATGATGGAGATAAATGTAAATTATATAATTCAATAGAGGAGATGGTTAATGAAGAAATCCCGTTTTAAATATATAGGAATAGACCCAGGAGCTGGAGGTGGCATTGCATGTATAGATGAAAAGGGGAGTATAACAGCTCACAAGTGCGCACAATCAAGCGAAGATATGGCTTTATTGTTTGAGGTATTAATTGGGAATACTGCTCCAGATGATATAAGGCTATTAATGGAAAGAGTGTGGGCAAGGCCTACCAATGCTGTAAGAGCTGCATTTTCTTATGGCACAAACTATGGTCAATGGCTTGGCATCGCAGCATCACATGAAATTAAAATGAACACAGTCATACCATCTGAATGGATTAGATGGATTGGATGCCCAAAAGCTTTAAAAAGTGTTATAAGAAAAAGATGGTTAAAAGAAAAGGCTCAGGAGTTATATCCTGAAATAAAAAGAGTAACACTTAAAACATCAGATGCAATATTAATAACTAAATATGCAAAAGAGGAGTACTTTAATAATGATAAATAAAAAATGTAATTTTGTAAGGTTATCAAAAGACCCATTAAAACCATTTAAGAAAGCAAAGAAAAGAAAGATGGATACTGGGTATAAATTAAAAGCTTTAAAAGAGTTTAGAGATGGGTGGTTCAAAGGACAGTATGAGTTAACTGAATCAAAATAGTTGTTTAAAATGATGGATATATATAAACTTGTAGGCAAGAATGCCTTAATACAGAAAGGGGATAGTTGGATGCCATTAACAGAGGGATATTGCAAAGAATATGATTTGCACGTAAAAAAAGATATGTTGTTTGGTAAGATTGGTGAGGAATTTACTGAAAAGCTATTTGAAGGTAATACAAAAATAGAAATAAAAACAGAGCGAGATATTTGGAAAAATACAGGAAATATTGCCATTGAAATTCGCTGTAAAGGTAAGCCATCAGGTATTTCTACAACAACATCAAGTGTTTGGATGCATTTATTGGCTTATAAAGGGGTCATAGAGGGCGGATTTATATTAAAGGTAGATAAGCTTAAGGCTAAGATAAAAAAGCTCCAAGAAAGCGGTAATTTAAAAATGGTCATGGGGGGAGATTTTAACGAAAGTCAAATGGTATTGCTACCAATTAAGGAATTATTTGAGGATTAATATGGGTATACTGAATACTTATTTCTCCATTTATGATTATTTATTATCTTATTAAGTCTCCTCACTTTCATGTAGTATGTTTTTTCTAAATCAAGGGCAAGTTTTTTATTCTCAGGGGAAAGGTAGTTTAAAAATTCATTTCTCTTTGAATCAATCCTATATTTACCTTCATCAGAAACATTTATTGGGTTCATATGTTTAATAACAGCATTAAGGGCTTTTGTAGCTTCTTTTATTCTTTTATTTTTATAAGTAATATTTTTAATTGATTCAGCTTCATTGCATATAGCATTAAAAGCAGCATAGTATACTCTTGCAATTTCTTCATCTGACTTTCCTAATATTATAGCTTGTTTTAACTTATGATAATATGGCTGTCTATTTGAAAGTATTTGAGCATGTGGTTTTGTATATCCCATTTGTTTTTGAAACTGACTCGAAAGAGTTTTAATTCTAACATCGCCTACTGCGTAAGGATGTGTCATTTTTTTCCAAGCTTTTTCAGCTTGAGAAAATATAACAATAGTATCAAGTGAAAAATCTTTTAAAGCTTGGTCAACACCTTTTCCGTATTTTAAAACAGATAACATTTCGTTTGAAGCTGCCTTGATATTTCTAAGAACAACTGGCTCCATTAAAGGGTTTACGTTCTGACCATAAGGAGATAGCACTTCACCAAATACTCCAAGCATTTCACCTCTCCATATATTTGCCATAATTTTATCAATAGGTTCACTTTCTTCCACTGGTATCTGTTGTCCTAAAAGCTTGTCGTACATAAAGAAAAGTGATGCTCCTGCCATGCCATGGCCAATAGTTGCTTTCAGAAGTGGAGCTATATTACGATTTTTAAGAGGTTTTATATAATTTTTATAACTGTCAATAGTTACTGAGGCTGCCATTCTTTGGAAAAGGGTAAATGGTTTTGCGTATTTACTTGACATCCATAAGGGCAAATCTCCTACTCCAGTTGCACCTGCGCCAGCTTTATGAGATTGATGTCCTACCCAATCTAATATATCTTGATACCTTTTAGTTCCTTCTATATTTTTTCCTTCTGTTATAAATTTAATATCAGATTCATTTAATTTCCATGTTTCTTTAAACATTCTTAATACTTCTGCTTTTTTACCTTTTGGATGAAATAGAGACTTATATCCTTTTGCTACATTAGCAAGCTCAGCGAAATGAAGTCTCCCTGCTTCTGCTAAAATTATTCTATTAAAATTTTCAGTTTGTGTCATAAGATTAACATTTTCAAACCAATATTTGATAAGAGCTGCTTCTTTTCCTGAGCCTGTTTCTGCAATAATTTCTTTTTGTCCATATCCAGTTTCACCTCTTTTTATAGCTTCTCTAAAAGCGTTAGGATTTCTCCATGAATGTAAAGCAAATTTTACAGCTTGAGCTGTATTTCTTGTTCCATATAATGCAACACTTCTTGGTATTTGTATAATAAGGTTTTTTATACCAGATAAAGGAGAGGATAATCCAACCAAAGCTGATACATTTGTTATTTTACCAGCCCAAGTTTGAGGTTTGCTTGTAAGAATATCCTTCATACTATAATCCATACCTAATTGAGTTTTTATAAGTTGATAAGCATAAGCTCCTATTTCTTGATTCTTAGCCATAGCATCAAGTGTTCTTATTTTTTGATTTGCTGCAATAGAAAATTTACCAGCCAACTCAGTAAATTCTGGGAAATGACGAACAGTTGCAAGAAATTTAGACATTCCATTTACATAATGATTCATTGTTCCATCAAGACTTGTTTCATATGATTTTACAAGTTTTCTTCTTCCATCTTTTGTTTTAATTTCAATATACTCAGGTAAAGTATTTCCTCTTTCTTTAAGAAAGGCAGGTTTAACTTTTGCTGGCCCGTATTCGAACATAGCCATAATTTCATTTGCTACAAGGTTATTAAGCGCTTCGCTTTCCTTTTTCATAACAGCTTCGTATTCTTTTGAGCCTTTTTGAAAATCAAGTGCTTTTGCTGCTTTTTCTAAATCTTTTTTTGATAAATCTTTAAGGTTATCTTTAATCATTCTTTGTATTTCAGTAGTTTCTGTATTAATATGCTCAACTACTTCTCTTCTTACTCTTCTCACAAAATAATTTTGAAGAAATTTAGAATTTAAATCAGACATTATTTTATCAAATTCTCTTTGTCCTTTTGTATGTCTTGATATTTCAACTCCTAACTGATTCCAATACCAATTAGATATTTCTCCCCATATTTCTCTTGCCTCAGAGTATTTCCCTTGTTTAGAAAAATCAAGAACTGCATTTTTTGCTTCATTATATTCTATTGTAAATTTTCCACCATATTTTTTAGATAATTCTTCTAATTGTTTTAATGAATTTGCAGAAAGCTCAGGGTCTATTAAATGCATAAATTTTTTCTTAAATTTAGAATCAGTAATCACTTCATTAATTCTTGAAATCGCAACTTCTCCCTCTCCCTTAAGTCTTGTTCTTGCATAATCATGCATATCAAGAGATTCAGCTATTTTTTCAAGACTTTTTCCAGCTTTTCCACCTATTTTATTTGCAGCAATTCTAAGGACATCAGAACTTGTATTAATAGCTCTTTTAAAAAGAGAAACTCCTGCGTTTGTTTTATTATTAACAATAGTATCTAATCCATCTATCATATATTCATTTGATGGTGTTACTTCTCTTCCTTTTCTTACATAGCTTCTATATGCTTTTATTTGCTCAGGAGTTGCGTTTTCTATTGTAGTTTTAAATGCTTTTTCAAAAAAATCATTACGCATTTTTTCAGATATATCATATTTTATTTCAACTTCTTCTACAAAAACTTCATTCTTTGATAACTCTTCTGATTTACCACTAAGTCTTTTTGTAGTTAAGGAATTAAGTCTTTCATGTAATGCTTCAAGCTCTCCATATGTTACATCTGCAAGTTTAAGTTTAAACCCTGCACCCATTAAATCTTCTCTTAAATTTCTTATTTGTTCTTTTGTATATCCAAATCCACCCTCTTTTACTGATTTCATTAATTCATTTTCCACGTCATGAATCTGTTTGTTTTTATCAATAATACGTTTTTCAATAATTTTTGTTGGTTTTTTACCATTTGGTTTTTTAGCCATTTGATATTTCATTTTAATCTGCGATTTAACAGGTAAATAATCCATAGGAACTTTTCCAGATAATACTTTTCCACCAATTATTTCAACAATTTCTCTTCTAGCTTTTGTGGCATCTTCTGCGTTTGTTATTCCAAAATATTGTCTTAATCTGCTCCATGCTCTTTTAACCCAAGAACCAACTCTACCCATCATGCTTTTATTTAAAGTTTTAGCTGAATATTTACCAAGGGCTTCAACAAAAGCTTCTTCACCTTGAGCCTTAGTCATTCCTTTTTTTCTAAATAGTTTAATGCCTTGCTCAACAAGTCTCTTGCTAAAAGGGTCTCCTGCTGCTCTAAGTGCATCAACAACATGATGAGATACTTCGTGAGGAAGTGTATCAATTCTAGCTTTTCCAGTTGCAATTTTAATCAATTGCCCTTGTATTTGACCCATAATAAACTGTCCTCTTACTTTACCTAATGACTTTTCTAATTTAACTGCAAGTTGAGGATATTTCTTTTTTACCCATTCAACTTGTGCGCTTAATTGATTTTGTTTAACTATAGCTTCAGCAGATTTAAGTTGAGTTTCTAACTGATAATCTATTGTTTTTTTGCTTTCTATATAATCTAATTTTGCTTGTGTTTCAAAAGCTTTTAAATCCCCTTTGGTTGGAGCTATCTCATTTAATCTCGGTCCAGTTTGAATCATATAATCAAACATTGTTTTAAGTGTTAATCCATCTACATATCTATTTGTTCCTTCTATTTTTATTTGGTCATTAGATTTTATATTATCTAATTTTTCTAAACCTTCCCTTATTTGCTTATTGCTAAAACCTTCAGCAAATGTTAAATCGTGTTCTTTTTTACCAGAACGAATATCTTTTATATATTGCTTTAATATTAAATCAGCGGCAACTTTCCTCTTCCCAGGAGTCATACCAAGTTGGTATGTCTCTGCAACACTTATGTTTTGATGCCCGATTATCCACTTATCAACAATATGTTCTATTTGTTTAGCAGTTAAAGAATCAGCTCCCTCAATAGAGCCATCTTTTTTTGTTATAGACCATTGTTCAATTGATTTTCTAAATAACCTTCCTTCTCCAGCGGATAACTTGTCAGCACTTTTACCAAAAATTGCTCTTGTTAATATATTTACATCTTCAGTTGTTAAAGCATGATTTCCCATATCTTTAAACATAAAGTCTTTATGTCCTTGAGGAGAATTATCTCTATTTCTAATAACTTTTTTAGAAAGATAATCAATTGAATCTATTAGTTTTTCAGTAACATATTTTACTAAAGATTTTCCCTTACCGCTTGTTATTATCATATTATCTTTTAATTCAAGAGTGCTATATTGTCCTCTAGGAACTTGAAGACCTGGTTCATCAGCTAATCGCTCAACTTTTTCTATTAATTTCTTTGCAAAAGTTTCAATCTTACCTTTAATGAATGGATTTTCAGCTTTAAAAACATCTTTAGGTTTTATTCCCTCAAAATTAAGTTCATCAACAATTTTCCTATAAGATTCAGCTATGTTTCTTAAAGCCCATTTAATAGTAGATTTACCTTTTATTTTCCCTCCTGATTCAACTTTAGATGAAAGCCATTGAGTAATATCTTTTTCAGTTACTTCAAAAAGACTTTTTCCTCTATCGGATAAAAATTTTGCAAAATTATCCATATGGTTTAGCTGTGTTTGAAGTGTTCCTTTTTGTCCTTTTTCCATTAAAGCTTCTCTAGCAAACTTAGCTAGTATAATTTTACTTTCATTATAAACTTTTGATTCTTTTGAATCAGTTTTTACAATTTCTTTAGTTTTAGGGTCAAGTGTTTCTACTTGTCTATAATTTGAAGCTTGTATATCAGCATCTGTTTGTAATACTTTTCTTCTTTTAGCTTTGTCAGTAACTCCTGGTGTATTTTCAAGATAACTTCTTGCATCTTCATTAGACTCTATCTTATCTTTAACTAATTCTTTTGGTTTTGTAGAAACAATTTGATTTGGGGTTGTTAATGTTTGTCCTCTTTGTATAACTGCCTCAGATTTTGATTTTATTTCACCTGTAGATGCTTTTGACCAATCCATAGTTTGAGTCTTAGGATTCCAACCATCAATATATTCTCCACTATCTTTTTCTGTTAAAAATTTTAAAGTATCTTTATCACCTTCTCTTATAGCTTTATTTATAGAATCTGTGAAATTTAATCTAGCTCTTTGTCTTTCAACTGGGTCTTCTTGGATATTTAAATTTTTTACATCTTCGAGATTGTTTATCTTTTGAAGTATTTCATCTCTAAATTTATCTCTTAAATCTTCCATTTTTTTAAGTTCAATTTTCGATGCATTAGTTTCAATAGGATTGTCTGTTTTAAAGTTTTTAATATTTTCATTTAATGCACCATATGCTTCTTGTAAAAATTGATATGTGTCCATTAAATCTTTTTCATTATAACTTCCTTCTTCAATAGCTTTTTCAATTCTTTTTATTCTTTCTGGTAAATCATCATATTCTTTTCTTGAAATCTTTTTATTTTCAATTGAAGAATCAATAAAGTCATTTGTTGCTTTTTTAAGTCCTTCTGTATATTCTCCTTGTTCTTTTGTTTCTCCTGTCTCTTTTTTATTATATTCTTTTTGAACATTTTCAAGAGAAGATTGACCAGCTCTCTCTGCATCAATTCTTGCTTTTTCTCTTTGATAATAATCCTTAACAGACGTTTTAGCTTCTCCCATAAGATGATGTTTTGCCTTTAATATCCCCATCATACCAATATTTGTTGCAAAACTTTTAAATAAATCTCTTGCTGTATAATCTTCATCCATTATAAGATTTTTAATTTCAGGAGCTGTAAATACACCAGCTTCAGCTAATACTTGACCACCCTTTCCTGTTCTCCAAAAACCAAGAGCTTTTTCTTCTGCTCTTGTAAGTACATTTCCTTTTTGTGATGCTTTTGCAAAAAGCTCAGCATGTTTTACATTTAAACTTGCTCCAACAAAACCAGCAGCAGCGCCCATCATACCACCATGCATTACACCATGCCCAATTCCTTTCCATACATCTTCACCATTAACAGCAGCTTGAATCCCACCTCTCGCTCCTTCAAATGTAGCTAAAGTTGCTGCTTGACCTATAGAACCTGCTGCCCTTGGAGCATATTGAGAAAATAAAGCTGAATATCCTTTTTCACTTATAAGTTTTTCTGCTGATACTTTAGCTAGTGCTGTTCTTGTCGCAAGCTCTTCAGCTGTTTCTTTTGCTAACAATTCTTTAGTCTTTCCTTTTGCGCTTAATTTAATAAAATTATCTACAGCAGCATCTTTCATTCCTTTACCAGCAAGAGCATTAAACCCCTTACCTGCAGCTCCACCAACCCACATTGATAAGAAATCTAATGGCATAGAAAATGATAATACAGCGCTAAAAATATCCTCTGCCATTCCAGGGTTATATTTATCTAAATTAAACCTTTGTTCTCCATTGTAGTATTGATAAGCTAAGCCTGTTATAGAATTGTTATATGCAGATTTTGCCCAATTAGCGGAATTTTCATTAATTCCATAATCAGTCCAATCAAACAATGAATTAACGAAGTCTGGGTTTTGTTTTATTTGATATTTTGTCTTACGAGATTTAGATTTAGTTTCACGAGCCTCCCAATATGGAAGATTAGGGTCATCTTGGCTTTTTAATTCATCGTAAATATACCTAATACTTTTAAATGCATATTCAGGATTTTCTCTTCTTTTCTTCTCTAAATAATCTTTAATTGTAGCCATTTATTATTTGTTTATAGAGCTTATAGTTTTAGAACCTTCTTTAACTTTTTCTAACTCATTATATTTTTTTCGCCATTTTTCTTCTACCTTTTTGTACTCATTTAAAGCCTGATTGAGGGTAACTAATGCACCTCCAGGCTTCGAGCCCGAACGATTAACTCCCCATTTTTTCTCATATGACGTAATTATTTTTCTTAATTCTTTTACTGCTTTTCCAGCATCGGTTATATCTTTCTGTTTAAACGTACCACCAAAAAAACCTTCTCGATATTGCCACTGATGTAGTCCACTCTTTTTAATTACTTCAAGCTGTTTCTTTGCATTTTCATATTCTATTTTATCGCCATTATGTTCAATTTTAAGTGATTTTAATTCTTCAAGATTAACTGGATTGTTCCATATTTTTTTATTCCCTAAAAGCTTGTGTAATGGTGATGCAGCACTTTTAGTTCGACCTATCCATGTAAAATTATCAGACTCATTTTTAAGTTCATTAAGCTCATTACTTATCTCTTTTACTTGTTCTTTGCCAATATTTACTTGAGCTGCTTGTTTATTAGCATCTATAATTGCAAACTTACTTTTATCATCTTCTATTTTATTATCATCAAAAGTTGATTGAATACCTCCAGGTTTAGAGTATTCTACATTACTTCCAACAATAGAGCTTAAATTTTTAGTTTCTGAGTTCCAAATTTCATTTTTAGATTCCATTTTATTCAATAATGAAACACCTGAGTTATTAACAAAGTTTTTATCAGCCTGAAGTAAATCTTCTTTTATTTTTCCTAAATCACTATCAAGATTTAAATAATATTGATATAATGGGTCTTCCATTTTTTCTTCATTAAGAACTTCCTTTACTTCCTCATAACTATATGATTGCATTTCTCCACCAGCTCCTAATGGGAGTTCAATTCCTGATGGTAGTTTGCTTTTTTTTGTCCATTCTTCAGAATTAATATCAGTTAAATCTATATCATCAAATATTAATCGATGATTAGAAAGATGTTCTCCCATTTTAAAATTAGAATCTATTGATTCAGATAAAGAATTTATAAGAACACCTTTAATTTGTTTGTCTCTTGTTTTAAAACTATCAATATATTGAGAATCACCAGTATTAATTGCTTGCATATAAGCATTTTTTTCTTCTTCGTCAAAAATACCATCATCTGTTGCAGATTGTAATGCAAAATTATAAATATCTTCAGTATTTTGAAGTTGTTCAAAATCATAAGCAAAAATTGGATTACCTGTTCTATCTGAATGTTTTAATAAAAAATCTCTTTTATTGCCTGAATACTTTCTTATCTCTCTTTCTATTTCTTGAGCAATAGACTGTTTGTAATTTTCTCTATGCTCTCCAATAGTTGATTTAAACTCATCTAATGATTTTATATATGATTGTTCATTAGCGGAACGATTAAATTCATCTAAAGGCCCAGCATCCCAAGTTTCCCAATCAACAAACCCTATATCTTCTCTTGTTGGTATTTTAACTGACATAGGAGTCTCTACTCTTTCATTTTTATCATTAAAAGAAACTGAGTTATATGTAAAATTATCTAAACTATTAGCATTATTATATTGCTCTGTTAACTTTATAATATTTTGACTTTGGTCTTGATGTTGTAACATATACATATTATAATCAGTATTAAGTTTTTCTTGATAGTCAAATTTTTCCTTTAAAGAATCAAATCTATCTAAAGTTTGGTCATCCATATTGCTTTTATTTTCTTCATAATAAGTATTGAATCTTTCTTTAGAATAATTAAGTTTTGTATTATCATAAGATGAAGATTGTTTATCAAAATCATCATACACATCAAGAAATCCTTTATTTCTTCTATCTTGCATTTGACTCATTTGATTCATGATTTGCATGAGTTGATTTAACCCTGCATATGGGTCTTTCTTTTCAAATCCCTTAATCGCCATTATTAATATCCTTTAATTGATTGAGCTGCTTCATGCCATTGAGACATAATATCTCTTATAGGAGTACGTGCTTGAGTCATCCTTGAACGTTCTTGACCAATAACATTTGCCATTGATTGGCCATATACATCTTTAACTCCTTGCTGTTGTCTTTGGAATGCACCACTTCCTGTAATCATTTTCTGAGCTTGAGAGCCTTCCATTCCTTGTAATAATTGTGGTAACATTGATTGTCCTGCTGCTTGAATACCAGTTGGGTCATATTTCAATGCTTTCAACATCTCAGGAGTTATTTCTCCATACATACTTCCTGGAGCATCTTGAGGGTCAAAGTCATAATATTGTGCAAATGCTTTTCCTATATCTTGTCCACTTAAATCTGCTAATCCTTGAAAAGTTTGACCTCCAAAAAATATATCTTGATTTTGTTTCATTATATCTTCTTCAAACATTATTGTTAACCTCCCATTTGATTCAGAAAATATTGTATTAATGATGCTTTATTTGTACCTTCTGATAACTCATTATAGTCTATCTTTTTTTTACCAAATCCTTGTAATTCTTCAAATAAAGATTTAAATGGAGTTGCTCTACTTGTTCCCATGCTACCAATTGGATTTGCAATTAAATCAGCTTTCATTCCTCCCATAGCGCCAGAGCCCATTCCTCGCATACCTGATGCTTTTCCAGAACTGAATGCTAATTGTCCTTTTCCAGTAGAAGTTAAATCTTCTAGTCCAAACATATTTTGTGAAGCTTGAGTTCTTGCTCCACTAATACCAATATCAAATGAACCACCTGAACCTGTACCTGTAATTGTATCTTGCCACATCGGAGTTGAAGTTTGACTTGCAAGTAAATCTGTTTTTGGGTTAAATCCTACACTACTCCCAGGAGCAGTTCCAGGAACAAAACTTTCTTTTTTACCAAATATTCTTTTACCAAGACCTTCACCTTTTTCTCCTCCCATCATTGTGCTTCCTATCCATGATTCTAATGCTCCAGCAGCACCTGATTGCAATACATCTCCTGAAGACATTTGCATTGATTCTGCTTCATCTTTATAGCTTTTTAAATCTTTTCTTAAAAATGTTTTTGAAAATCTATCCGCAGTTCCAACATCTAATAATTCTTTTCTTCCTTTTCTTTGTTGTTGTCCTTGACCAAGACCTGCTATACCACCTGCAATAGCAGCTCCCATAGGCCCAAATAAAGAACCAATAGTTTTTATGCCCTTCCATAATCCACCATGTTTTTTTGATTTTTGTTGTGCTCTCTTATTGGCTTCTTCTAATTGTTTTTGAAGTTCTTCTCTCATTGAACCCTTTTGTCTTCCAGTAGCTAACCTAGTTTGAGTTCCACTTGCTCTACTTTTTTCTATTAAATCTTGTAGATTTGCTTGTGGTGCTGCTAATTGGTATGGTGAAAATCTACCCATTATTACTCCTTTTATCTAAAATTTTACTATTAAATATATTAATTTTTCTCTTCATATACAAATATCAGAAATTACATCCAAAAAATGTTGCATTATCTCCTGCTGTTGCTACTGTATAATCTATATATGGGTCACGACTTGTTCCTGTATAATCTGAATAATACAAACCTGTTGTATAAGCAACACCATCTTCAGGTTCTACATTCCTTAAATCATGAACAGATTCAATTAAACATATTTTAAAATCATCTTTATCTGCCATGTGTGTCAAAGCAGTAGCATTTAATGTTATATTGTTATATCCACCTGTACTCCAACCTGCTGACACATCATATTCAGAAGAATATTTAGTAACATTACCTTCATTATCTACTCCTGAATTACTCCATCCTGCTATTGCATCAAAGTCATCAACAACAAGACTACTACTATGTTCAGATTCAACTGCAAAAAAATCAGCATCATCAGTACTATATCCATATATTTTTAAAGTAGCAGATGAGGGTGGTGTACTTATGCCTGATGTATCAAACCAAAGAAAAGTTCTATATACTCTCCAACTAAATCCACCTCCTCTTGCATTATACTTTGCTGCTGTAATAGCTACACTAGTTCTTGTTATTGTTCCTCCTGTACCTTCGCCATTTCCATCTCTTGCTAAAGACCAATTTCCTGCTGCAGGACTTGTTTTATAAATAAAAGTATCATAACCTGCTATGCTGTAAGTAGTAGCCATTAAAACTGAAAATCCAAACTTGCAACACCATAAGCTATTTCATTATCAGAATCATAAAAAAAAGAAATAATATCTACATGATTAGCATCTGTTGTTAAAGTAGGATTACTTCCTCCTGCAAATTTTACTGTAGCACTACCTGATGCTGCTGAACCCTCTTCTCTATCCCACACTTTATAGTTAGTTACTAGTCTGCTACCTGTACCATCTTGTTTTAATAATAATACAAAATTACCTGATGTTTTTGGAAATATCAAATTTAAATCTGTTATATTACCACTTCCAAAAGTAACAAATTGCTTATTCCCAGTTTGGAAATCTACATCTGTATCATTTACATCGTATGCAGGTGTTTCTAAGTCAAAACCTACCGCACATCCATCAAATTCAACCTTTGTTCCTGCTACATCAAAATCTACATTTCCATCAATAGTAAAATGTAAATTAGCATTTGTAGCATTATCATCTACAGTAGTTATAGTTGTATCACCATGAGTAGTTGTTGCTATACTACAATAATCTCCTGTGTCTGCAGAACTAAGCAATTTAATATCAACTCCCCCATCATCAACTTTAGATTGAAATCCAATATTTGTATCTGCCCCTGTCACTATACTATTAATTCCATAATTAATTTGTGTGCCAGATGTTCCACCTGTTATCGCTAATTCCATTCCATAATTATTAATTTCTGAATTAGCATGATGTGTTGGAGCATCACTACGAACAGATATTGATAAAGCTCTTGCATTAATACTTTGACCATCTCCCATTACTCCTGTTATATCGTAATCAATAAATGTTGCTCCTGCATTTCCTCCTGTTGTCGCAGTATAGTTTTTGTCAAAAGTAAAACCTGTGTGAGAACCTGAACTTGCATCTAAAAATGTTGCTGAATTTGTTCCTGGGCTTAATAAAAGATTTCCATCAGGTGCTAAAGTTAAATGTCCTACTTCTGCTCCTGCATCTACTGTAGATATTGTTGTAGCTCCTGATGTACCAACTGCTATAGAAAAAAAATCATTTGCATTAGTGTCATCATATATTCTAAATCTTGTATTATCACAATCAAATAAGAAATGAGAGGCAGTATCATCTTTTATAGTTACTTGCCCACCATCAGCATTTAATTCTATATCTCCAGCTACATCTAATGTAAAATCACCAGTAGAAACATTATATTTGTTTGTAGTTAATAATGTACTATTAATATGAAGTTTTTTAGTTAATAAATCTTTAATTGATGTTTTTTCTAATCTTTCCAAATTTTGAAGTTTATTGGATGCAAACCATCTTCCGTTTATTTTTGAACATAAATAAGTACCTTGACCTTTAATAGAAGCAAATATAATATCTCCATCATTACCTATGGAGCTTGTTGGAAATGAAGTTCTTATTTGATTTCTTGACCCTTTTATATGAAGAAGATTTGCCATTATTTTAATGATTTTTCTCTGTATATAATTGTAATATCATTTATTCTAAAATCAACTGCAGGCTTATTATCTCCATACCCTAAGGCTAAAAACTGTAATTGAAAAGAATATATATTATTTATTGCACTAGAGGGAGTTAAAATAGCTGTTGCCCAAGTTGTAGAACCAGTAAATCCAGTACTTGCTGCATAATTTGTACTATCATCACTAAATGCTGAAAAAGAATTAACACCATTAACAGAAAATTTACATAAAACTTTAGAATTTGCAGAAGAACCTCCAGAATCTTTTGATGTATAAGTTATATAAACTTTATATATTTTCTTTCTTTTTGCAATATCTCCAAATGTAAAATCTTTTGTTGTAAAGTAATAATTTCTTTGATTTAATTTGCTTGATGTTGTAAGTCCTCTTTGAGCTGCTAAGTCTTCATCATTACCCTCAGATGGTTGCCATTGAAGAATATCATTTATATCTAAACCTGTTCCAGCTCCTCCAGATGTGGTTGTTTTTTTAACATAAGATATAAGATTCCCATCTTTATCAGTAATAAAATTACTCATATCACCACTACTTGTTTCAGCTGTTAATCCTTGGAAACTGCGATGTGTAAAATACCAAGATTTAGTAGGAATATTATATACAGCTCCATCTAAGAAATTAATTGTTGGTCCACCTTTTTTTATATGCCTTGCTATAACTAAGTCTTTTGTATTAAAATTATAACCTATATTCCCAATATTGTAATCTTTATTTGTTCCCATCGATATAGGCCAATTAGCACCACTTTCTAATTTTTCATCTTCTGAACTTGGTATTTTATTATCTATAAGATTAATAGCTCTTGAACCATCATATAAATAACAACCATTTGAATTTATCCAAGCAATTCCATAAGGAGTTTTTACTACATTACATGGTAAAGATACTCCTGCTTGCTCATAAGTTTCTTCAATAAATTCATAATCTCCCGATATATTAATAATATATACTTTATTTTTTTTGAATTGAAGTAATTTATCTTTAAATGATGCTAATGCTGTTATTTCATCTCCATCATTATTAGCAACATCTATAAAATTTGATGATGGTAATATATTATATTTATTAACTGGAGATTTAATCATTCTATCTTCATATGAAGTACCATTTTGTTTTATATTTCCAACATATAATCTATTATTTGCTACTGTTGATGTTTTATATTGACATATTAATTCTTGAATGCTTTTATTTGCGTGATTATTACTTACTAATGATGTCTCAGATTCATAACTATCAATTTCATTATATGAAAGCATATGTTCTCTTTTTAAGCAATATCCATAAGAAGTACCTTCAAAGTCTTGACCTTCTGCAAAACCACTTGATGTTGTAGAATAAGCTCTATTATCTTTCAAATCAACATAAAATTGAAGATACCATATATCACTTGTAATATCTTTCATATAAAATTTTAATTTATTTCTATATATATCTTCTGCTACTTCTTTTCCTACATATATATCAACTGTTGGACATTTTCCCGAAGTTATATTAGATTCATGATTATCAACTGCTGCGCTAGTTCCAGCGCCAATTTCTAAACCACCAGCTATCTCTAAATTAGATTCTTCACCATATATATTAACAGAACTTACTCCAACTTTAAATATTCTTCCTTCCCATCCAAATACTTCTGAAGATGAATTTGATGAAGGTGAATCAAAATTAAATAATGTTCTTGCAATCGCTGAATCCATTGCTCCAACTTCAAAATCATCATTATGAAAATAAACATCTATATTTTTAAATATAATTCTTTCTTTTCTTGCAAAATCCCATTTATTATCCCTGTCATTACATTTATATTCAACACATTTTTGTAAATCTGTAGTAGAATCTCCATTTGGATATCTCATTCTTACTTTCATCAATACACCTTGGTCAATTGGAATACCATCATCCTCAGATTTAGGGAAAGTCCAAGTTCCTTTAAATTTTTGTCTATCATATATTACATTATGGTCTTGCCCACCTGCACCTGTTTCTGAAACAGTAGATGAAGGCCAAAGATTTGAACTTGACCATTTGCCTCCTTTATCGCCATATCCATCATCCCCCCATTGATTTGAACTATTCCCAAAACGAAGGGTTGCATCTGTATTAGTAACTGATATTTTATTTTCTATACTAGTAAACTCATTTTCAGATAATTTTCGTTGGTTAGAAACACTTACATAGTCGTCTGTGAATATATTTGTATTACTCTCACCATATTTTCCAATTTCAATTTCAAAATATGGATGACTACTTTTTTTCCAACTACTATTTCCACTATCTGAGTCTGTTCCTTTATAAGCTGCAGCAAAATCATATTCAAATGTAAATTCTATTCTTTTAACACTTCCAGTTGTATAATCTTCCATTTCTTTTTTCATACCATGGTTTTTATCACCAGCCCATGCTAAATAAAATGAACGTCTTTTCTCGAATGTTTCATCAAAACCACCTTTAACTCCTAATTGATTATCATGTAAAGCTCCAGTTGTTCCAGGATGTCTTAACATACAAAATGAATGAGAATCTCCAGATTCTTTATCATCAGTTTGATAAAACATTACTCTTCCTGTATCTTGAGATATATTATTACCACTAGAATCAGTTATTTCACTACCGCCAGCAGAACCACCACCAATATCTCCTAAAGGCCATCCCGTATCTTTACCATCAAATTCTTGAGTTGTATAGCCATCTCCACTTTTCCCAAAAGTATATTTATTAATATAATATAAAGCATTAAATGATTCATTTATTTCACTTTGTTCATTTCCTTCGAATGCTTCCAATGAAGGAGGTTTAGATAATGGGAAATTTCTAGTATACCATCCTTTTGTTATAACATTTCCATTTAATTTTGATGTATCATTCCAATAAAATAATTTACTAGTATTACCAGATTCAAAATTAGCATCAGATATTTTAACCATTCCATTAATATAATCATATACAGGTTTTGCATTAGGATTATCAAATACTATTTCATTTTCAATCCAATTATTCATATTATATGAATATATATTTATTCTTGAATCTTTTGATGTATTATCATTTAAAAACAAAAGGTCATCTTTGCGATTTTTAGATTCAAGTTTTATTCCTCCTAAATAAACTGTCTGATTATCTGAATCATAAGTTGAACCATCTTGCCTCCCCCATCTTCCTGCATGTAAATTTAAAATCCAATCACTTACTGTATTAGAATCAGATGGAACAGTAAATGATGTTTGATATTTCATCCAAGTTAATTCTCCACCTAAATATGCTCCTCCCTGAGTTAAAGAAGGATTCATAGATAATAAATCTGGATAAGATTTTCTTAATGTTATTCCATCTAATTTAATAGTTCCATAAGAAGTTGCAAAAAAGTCTGTATTTGCTAAAGCAAAAGCAATCATTAATTTTCTTCCAGAGCCTTTTATTGAAAGTGGGTGAACTCTAGTAGCTCCAGTTCCATCCAAATCAGTTAATTCTGTATTACCTGAAACAAAAAATTTATAAGGTTTAGGTATATCTCCATCACTATTTTGTCCTAACATTCTATAAGATGTCTCATTATCAGTATTTAGCATTGTAGATTCTGAACCCCAGGGTGTTATATTTTTTGCTGTATAAAGAACATCATTGTCTGAAAGAGCTGTATTTATTCCTCCTTCAAATTGCAATGTATGCATTCCAGTATTTGATGCTGAATCTCCAGTATGACATGTTTTTGTTGGTATACCAATAAAATTTCCATCTCCATCAAAAATCATCTTACCAAGAGTCTTATGGTCAATATGTTGAGATGTTTCATCATCATCGCTTCCAAAAGAACATTGTATTGTCCCACTATCAGCAGCTGCTATTCCACTCCCATTATTAACTGTAACAGTCTTATCATTTACTTTTAATTCCTCTAAAGAAGAACAATCAAAAATAGCGAAGTCAATTCCCGTAAATATACCATCATCAATTAATACTTGACTTCCTTGGCCCATTAAAAAATTTAATTCATACCAACAATTATCATCAACGAATACCTCTTGATATATGAAATTATTTCTATATGCAGGGCCACCACATAATGAATTTCCATATATAAATAATGAATTTCCATTCCCTCCAGCACCCTGAGTATAAATATATTTTTGTAGAATATTACTCGATGGAAGCGGAACAGCGACAGTTCCTACATTTTCACCCCAATTTGGTAAATACATCGGAGTATCATATGCTTTCCACCCAGTAGGAGGTCGTGTACCTGTTGATGCAGCATTATGGTCATAACCTGCATTAGAACTACCACTTTCAAAATCTCCATTATTAATAAAATTTGTAGTTATATTATCAAAATATCGATATTCTGTAGCATCGTTAGTTCCTTCATAAATATCTCCTCTAATAAATTCTGTATGTCCATCTCCTTGTTGTAATACAAGACTTGTAGCTGTTGTTGTATTTGTAAGAACTCCTGCTGTATTTGAATATAATTGAACAAAAGGTATTCTTTCAGCTTCCCCATCAACAAATAAAACTGTATTATCAAGTAAATCAACATGTATTCCATGCTCAAATACTATAGTATTAATATCAGTTACAGATGTACAAACACCAATAAATGTTCCATCAGCATAATATATTTTTTTACCTTTTACAAGAGCGTTAGTTGCATTTGTTGTATCAGTTGTAACTGTTACACTGCTTGTTGTTGCTGAATTAGTACCTTCATCAACTAATATTCCTGTAGTTCCAATTCCTTTAGGCATTATATATAATGCTATATCATTGGCTATAGCAGAATTAACTCCACCAGAAAAACCTAAAGTTTGTCCACTATTAGTTACTGAGGAGCAAGTTCCTAATTCAACTCCAGCTGATGTAAATATTCTATGTCCGACAAGAGATGGCCATAAACGAGCATCAACTGTATCTACATTAAGAGTATCACTACTTGTTGTAGCACTTACAGTTTCGTTTGTTATTATTCCTGTATTAAATACTTGCAATCCACCTGTTGCTGCTCCTTGAGCTCCATTAGCTATTAATCCCTGATATCTATTTACACATTTAGCATAAAAAGATAAAGTATATTCAACCCCAGGTTGTAAACTAAGATTTCCAAAACTTAATGCATCAGTATCACTATGTTTAAAAGTTGCATCTTTATCTGGATTATAAGTAATAAAACCTAAATCCATAGATTGATTATTTGCTTGAGCATCAAGTGATTTACTTCTAAAGAATAATCCTGTTTCATTATCCTGATTATAATTATCTTCATCATCACCTGAATAAGATGATGCCCCAGCTTTATCTATATAATCTATATGATTTTGATTTCCAAAATAAGCTCCATCATTTATCCAATTAAATATCATATAACTTGAATCTGAATCTGGATTAGTTCCAAAAGCAGATTCTAAATCAACTACTTTAGAGCTTCCAGTATAATCTGTTATTCTTCTTACTTGTCCGCTTCCTGACCCTAATTCACCATCAATATTACTTATCAATAAAGATTTATTATTAAAATGGTCATTATCATCATAAAGACTTGCAGCTATATAAGGAGATGTACTTGCCAATTCAGCAGAAGCAACTCCAGATTCTTCATATGACCGAAATGTACCGATATCATATGGAATTATATCACCACCTTGTATTATAGTTATTTGATTATCAACTGATACACCAAATAATCCATATCCTGGCTCAAAATTTGAATTATCATGAGGAAGATTTCTTATATTTTCAAATAAAGCTCCCCCCATTTTTATTATTCCTTCTTGTGAAACACATGCATTCCATGATAATGCAAATTCATTATCATCTATATCTCTTGGGTCAGAATAACAATTGAATCCACCAGCAAATTTATTTAATTGTAATGATTGCTTAGGCATTTAAAGCTTTTTTAAATTCTTTTATTAAAACATCATCTAATTTATTACTACTTTTAGCTGCAAGATATTCACATACCTTAATTACAATAGCTACCATAACTTTTTGAGTTAATATTTTTGTTGCTAAACTTCCTAATAATGCTCCCATTTATTTCTCCTTTATTTTTTTTTTACATCTTTCACATCTAACAAAATCTCTTATTGGATGTGAATCTTTTTCAAGTATATATAATCTTTTCCTTATATCTTTAAGTTCATCTTCAAATTGTTTTTTCCACATATTAATCAAGCCAATCTTCGTCTTCCTCTAACATTAATTCTAAATTAAATATTAGTTTTTTATATATAATTAATCCTCCAATAAATACAACAATAAATCCCCATAAAAAAGCTAAAAATCCCATAATTTATCATCCTTTAAATTTAGCATATAGAGTCATTAATCCAACAACTATACCTATTGATAATGATAAAAACGTCAGAATAGGGTTTAAAACCTTTAAAAAGCCTATTGCTGTTGAAAAAAAGCTTGTACCTATACCTATCTCTGGGTAGGTAGATAAAACCTTTAAAGTGTCGTTCATTCTTTCTCCTTACAATCATCCCATTTTTTCAAGTCTAGCATTGGTAAAGGCTTTTCTATCATATGGTCTTTTAATTTATCATTTTGTATAGCTACTTTATTTCCACCTTTTATATAAGGTTTTCCATTACTACATCCTACTTCATATACAAATAATATCGTTTTCCAAAATCCTACTCTAACTACACGTGCAGGTCTATCATCAAATATTATCACATCATCAGTATTTAAATCATCTCCTGCAAAAACTTTAATAGCTTCAATGGTTGATTCAATTGTTTTTCTTCCAATTAGAAAAAGAAATCCAGCTAAAAGCATCCATCCATATTGACCAATTAATCCTTCTAATATTTCTTTTTCCATACTTCTCCATATTTACTATTATGTACATGCTACAAAAACTTCTAAATGACAACTTCCAGAATTAGCATCAGCTTGAATATTTGTTAAATCTCCTAAAGCTGTATCCGAAGCTGCATCAGCATCTTGAGTTGCATTAAAAACATCTACCATCCCATCTGTTAAATCACCATTCCATATAAAAGATTGTCCTTTATCAAGTTTAATAGCGACTTCATCATTGTCTTGATTCCTAAATGTCAATGTGATAAAATTAGTATTATCCTTATTAGTGAATCTCATATATTTTACATCAGCTGCAACAAAATGTCCAGCTTGAGCAGCAGCAGCACTAAAAGTTAATAATGTAACTTCACTAGTAGTAATTAGGATAGTTCTTTTATATATATCAGCAACATTTGTAATTATTTGAGTATTACTTGAGTTGACAGTATCCTCATGAGTTCCATCATTTAATGTCCATGCCTCCGTATGAACAATAGTTAATCCTGCTGTTTGAATCGTTGAAGACATTTATCCTCCTTTTTTATTTCCATCGATAAGTTCTCCCCATAAGGAAGTCTTACCATTTATTATTTGTATTATGTGAACTGTAAAAAGTCCACCTTTATAAAAATCTACAATTGCAAATGCATGTGCCCAATTTGTTTGTCTATTATTTAACCATTCATTCTTTTTTGGAGACATATCTTTTAAACATCCAATAGACCATGCTGATTTAGGGCCATCCATGTGAGTTACACTCATTTGTTGTAAATCATGCCAATGACCATACATTATATTACATCCTCTTTTTCTTAGATGATTAGCCGTATGATATTGACCTCCAAATTCATGTCCATGATAAAAATATAATTTTCCCATTTTAAGTTCTTTCCCAAATGGATAATATTTATATCCTCTTCCTTTTAAATCAACAGCATTTGCAAATTTATATTGAGGTATGTATGGATACTTTTCAACACATAAATTAAGCCAATTATCATGATTACCTTCTGTTATATATCTTTCTTTACAATTAGCCTTATCTAAAGATTCATCAATACTATCCATTCCTTTGTTTACATCTTTAACATCTTTTTCAAAGTCTTTAATCAAATATTCAAGTGGTGGTGCTTTTTTACGTTTAAATTTCCATGCTGAAAAAGCATTCCACTCTCCGACATCTCCTAAATCTATATAAACATCTGGTTTAACTATTTCAATTGTTTTTTTAAGACAATTAATTGCAGGCTTATCTTCATATGGAAAATGCTTATCTGGAGTAACGATAGCCCTTCTAACGACTCCAATATCTTGTTTCGCCATAACTACCTCTTTTTATTTCAAAAAACTATTTTTTATCTTCTTTTTTTGAAGACTTATCTTTTCCCTCTTTATCTTCTTCTTTCAAAGCCTCTAAGAGCTCAATAGCTCCTTGACATTTAACAAAGATTTCCTTTGCTTGTTCTTGTTGACTTTTTAAGTTCTGTATTTTTTCATCCAGATTTTCCATTTATTTCACCCTTTTTTTGTTATTATTTATAATGCTTCAATATCTTCAATAATTTTAGCAAGTTCAGCAATATTAGCTTCAAGTACCGCTTTTTCTGCTTCTAAACGAACTTTATCTGATTCATATTCTTTAAGTTCAATCTCATGAACTACATCACTTTCTGCTTCTCCTGTAGATGAATTGAATTTCTTCTCAGTTAATGAAACCACATCTCCATCTTTTGAGAAAGCAACCTTGCTTGCTGATTTTAATGTTGAATAATCTTTTACTCTCATTATTTCTCCTTATTTTCTAATTCTTCGACCTTTTTTGATAATTCTTGTACTGCTTTTACAAGAGTAACTACCATAGATTCTTTTGATACTCTCTGTCTTCCATCAGGTTCAACTGCCCATGCACTATAATCAGACATATTATATTTATCTATAGCCTTTTTTACATCTTGTGCAATAAAACCATAATAATATTTATCACTACCACCCATTGGAGTTATATCATTTTCATTATAAGCTGTCCATTCTTGTGGAAATTCACTTGGTGATTTATGTTTATATTTAACTGGCTTTAAAGCATTAATAAAACCTAATCCTGCTTCTATATCTTTTATATCTTTCTTTTGTCTCATATCTGATGATGCATCCCATGTTTGGTCGGCATTAAAATCACATCTTATATGACTACTGTCATTACCTATATGTACTGCATTATCAGCTGTACCAATAACATTATTACCAATAACAATTTGATTTGTTGAATTATCACCAGAAGTTTCTACATTATATCCAATACAAGTATTCTCAACTCCATATTCTGTTGTATTCCCCGCATTAGTTCCTATTAAGGTATTACTATGTGCTGCTCCTTCCAGTTCTACTCCAGAATTATGACCTAAACATGTATTGCCATTTCCTTCTATTTTTGCGCTTGTAATTCCTTTTCCCGAATTTGCTCCAATAAATGTATTTTCAGTGCCTGTTGAGACATAATATCCAGCTTCTTTCCCAACTGCAGTATTATTACCATGACCATCTGAATCAGCTTCAAATTGATTTAAAGCAGCATATCCAATTGCGGTATTAGCATCACCATCAATATTTGCACCTAATGCATAATTTCCAACTGAAATATTATATTGACCAGTGGTTATTTCATCACCTGTATAACTACCAACCGCAACATTATGTTGTCCACTTGTTAAATCTTTACCTGCCTCATAACCTATAGCTATATTATAGTTTCCTGTTATTACTCCTGAACCTCCCGAACTAGTTCCTAAAAATACATTGTACTCACCTGTTGTTAAATTTTTTGCTGAATCGTATCCTATTGCTGTATTATATCCATATGCGCTTGTTTGGTCAGTTTGATTCATATCTTGTAATGCCCGCCAACCTATTGCTGTATTACTAGTAGGAAGACCAGCTGCATCGCTTCCATTTGTTGTCACAGCAGCTAAACTTTGATAACCAACTACAACATT